CGTGACGTTGGCGTCACCAGCAACTGCTACAGATCCAACTTGGCCTGTGGCGCTTAGTCCTGTTACATCAACATCGGCCGCTCCTGTAACCGTGACAGATCCAACTTGTCCAGTTGCAGAGACCCCGGTGACATCAACATTTGCATCCGCCGTGACTGTGACCGAGCCTACTTGTCCAGTCGCTGAAAGCCCTGTGACATTGACAATCGCAGCAGCTTCAACAGTAACCGAGCCTACTTGTCCGGTTGCCGATACACCTGTCAGCGTGACATTAGCGTCACCAGTAACCGTTACAGAGCCAACCTGCCCAGTCGCAGCAAGACCGGTGACGTTGACATCCGCGTCTGCTGTAACAGTAACCGAACCAACCTGACCCGTACCCGATACGCCGGTAACAGTGGTGTTGGCATCACCGGTAACAGTAACGGACCCAACAAACCCAGTAGCCGATAGCCCGGTAACACTGACATCAGCATCACCAGTAACAGTAACGGATCCGACTTGCCCGGTAGCCGACAGTCCGGTGACCGGCACATCCGTGCTGGCCGTAACAGTAACGCTGCCAACTTCGCCCGTTCCAGATGAGCCTGTGGTGGAAACATTGGCATCACCGGTGACAGTTACCGATCCAACTTGGCCGGTAGCCGAGAGCCCGGTGACATCGACATCGGTACCCGTATTGACCGTAACTGATCCAACCTGCCCCGTAGCAGATAGACCAGTCACATCAACATTGGCATCGCCTGTGACAGTGACGTTGCCCACTTGACCGGTTGCGGACAATCCGGTCACAGAAACATCTGCCGCACCAGAAACCGTAACCGAACCTACCTGCCCAGTAGCGGACACTCCGGTCACATCAACATTGGCATCGCCCTGAACGGTTACACTACCAACCTGTTCGGTGCCAAGCGGTAACGAGGCAAGACTTTCCCCCCAAGGGTCTTCACCCCAGGTAACGCCAGACGCACCCCAGCCAGAAAACCCGACGTTGACGTTAACTTCGGTTTCGGCTGCGGTGGATGCAAACGGCGCGCCCGCAAATGACTGGAACCCGAACATTTCGGTTTCTCAAACCCTTACTGATTATGCGGCCACCTGTACATGGTACAGAACCACCGCCATACCGTCTATGGAGCGACCGGCCAAGTAATCGAGTACGGAAAGCCCGACTGACTAGGCAGATCGCGCAAGGCTTGCCGGTATTGCGCCCAACTTGTCTTATCAACGGACGCATCAGCTAATTGCGTCCAGTCGCTTGCACTCAACAAGTCATTGCGTTTGTTACGAATGTTTCGCGCAGCCACGTCTACTGGCTTAGACTCAACCACCCAATCACGCACCCACTGACCGTTTTGTTGAACCGGCACACCAAGTACAACGCTCTGAACCATTGGGTCATGCGCGGGCTGTGGGTTAGTAATCAAAGGAAATACCCCAAGCTCCGCAAGATTGATCCTCGACAGGTCATCCGGAAAGCTGGTGTTGGGGTAGTGGCCTTGTAACATATACAGATCAAACGGATAAACCATTGATCCGTCCTTGATCAAAATATATGACATCTAAGACCTCGGGAAGAAAAGTTGCTGAGACACATAAGTGGTACTTGTTCCAGCTACCATGCTTAGTGCTGACGTGTTAACCGCCATCTGCTTGCGTGTGTACAAAAAGATGGAGATTGTGCTGACAGCAGTATTCTCTGTAAGCGTTGATAGCGATGCCCCGTAAACCTCTGTTGATGCAGCAGACGAGGCATAAAAAGAAATCAACATGCCCCTGGACGATAGCGTCAGTCCAGAAGCCGATGGTGTGTTTGTTGTAGCTTCGGCATTAGTCCCGTACACAGCTCCCGTCGTCGTTGCATCTCTTAACGTAATGCAAGCGATTGAAAACGCCTGACTGACTGGAGATCCGGATTTCGTCCACGAAACGCTGTAATCCGCAGGCTCGCTGCCTCCAGCCACCTTGGTATACACGTACTTCACCAAGGCGGTGCCGTCATAGGTGTTAGCCGTTGAGAATCCACTCGGCCCTGTAAACACAAGCGGACTATTCTGAGCGACCACCACGATGATGACAACCAAGTCTCCGCTGGCCGTTCCCGTTGGCTTGGTGACTGTTGCGGTGGAATTGGTGCCGGATGCACTTGTAGCATCAACAATAGTCGGATAGTTCGACGATTGTGTAGGCCCAGGCTTTAGAGCAAATGCAAATGAGTTGTAACTGTAGCTCGTTGAATTTGTTCCTGAGCTCAACGAAAAAGCGCCAACATCTACAGCACCCGAGTTCCACACTACGCTGCCCACGGCCACCGTAGTATCGTAAGTGTCATCCAAACCATTCGTTTGAATGAAGTTGCTTAACTCAGATGGCGTGTTGTACGTAAGGCTGGTGATATGAGCACTACCGCCACCTGCCAATATCATGGCCTTCTGAGTAATAGGCGTGATAGACGGCGGATTGATTAGAGCCGTATCGGTTCCAGAGGCTTGAGCAAGCTGTTCAACAATAATGTCTGTATCAACATTGCGCCAAACCTGAACCGCAATCGCTGCTGAATCGGTTCCAGTACCCGATGATGATGTGTTAACCGAGGTTTCGCTTGCACCCGCAACTTTGACCGCGACAAACAAGTTGTTGTCATAGGTATCGTTGACATAAGCCTTGGTGCCAACAATTAAGTACCCTGATGTAATCATCTTAATCTGACGACTATTGATAGCTCCTGTTGAAAACACCACAACAATTACATCGCCTTCTGCTGGCTGAGATGCAACGCCACCAGTTAAGGAAGTAAGAGAAATGGTGTATCCAGCGATAGACGCTGTACCCAAAAAGCCTTGGGTGACGCCGCCGACATACACAGGTGGAGTAACTTTATTGACGGCTCTTAGGGCATGAGGGAGCAGCACTATGCCACGCTCCCGACCAAGGCTCCGTAAAGAGTCGTGCTCACCTTCCATAGCTCAATCACGGTGTACCCGGAGGTCGCCAATGTAGGCGGAGATCCTCCTGCCCAAGTGACTGAGGGCCATGTGATTGTGTATGCCGAACCATCATTGACCATAAGCGTCATTGATTGGCCGGCTGCAAACCCCGTGGCTGTAGGAGACCTACTAGCACCTAGCGTCCATAGTTGGACCGTGCCATTGGACGGATCTAAATCTACGGAAGCACCATCTGTGATGGTAAAAACCTCTTCCGTGTAATCACCATCAAAGATCAGATTGGTGATGGTCTTGTTACTAAGGGTTTGCTCTAAGTCCGTTGCAACTGCGCGTTCAGCGGGGTAGGTGACAAACACTTCTTTAGTGCCCGCCGCCCAATCCACCGCTGACCCGCTGTTGCTTGACTCAAGGATCGTGTCTCTGCTCAGAGTGGTACCGGACAACGTGTACGTTCCGATACCGACTTCCCAGCTTGTGCCCGCAGTAATGGCGTAATACGTAGTGTTACCGTTGCCAATCACCGAGAACGATTGAAACCCAGCAACGGCACCGGCAAGGGTAAAAGTCCCCGTGCCAGTGGTCGTGCTGGTTTCTTTGACCCGATCCTTGATTACAAGCGCCATTAAGCAATCCTAATGATCGCGTTCGAAGCATCGGCTGCTGGGAAGATCACCTGGAAGGTGCCAGCGGTCGAGGTCTTGTCCGAGCCGAAGTCCAGCACCACAACCGTCGGATCACTAGTAGCCGTGTCGTTGTAAATCAAAGCGCCACGAGCCGTGATGGTGGCCGTGGTAAAGCTGATGTCCGCAAAGTCCGTGAACGCCGTGGTGCCAGAGCTGGTCGGGGTGACATTGGTAAGAGTGCCGCCGCCAGCCGAGTACGAACCCGAGGCCGTGACCTCGTTGGACGTGGTGTACGCCGTGGTTGCTGCGGTGAACGATGCGCTGTTGGTGTACATCGCCAGCTTGAACGTGTTGCCAGTGCTGGCCGTAAAGTTGTGAATAGCGCGCATCAGCTCAACCTTGAAGCTGGTACACATAAAGTTGCCGGTAAAGGCCATGTTATTTCTCCAGAAGAGTGGTTAATTCAGGATGACCCGCATCCCGAAGCCTGATAGCAAGCGTAGCCCGATCGTTCTTGATCGCTTCCTTCATGTAGAAGGTGACTACTGCTTGAATATGTTCCCTGAACGCCTGAGCTTGATCACGAATAGCCGGATGAGAGCTCTGCCCCACCGAGATGATTCGATCAACGGCACGCTCCGCGACTTCCTCGGCTGTTAACCCACGGTTTTGTGTCGTCTGTACTTGAACGAGCCCGCCAAGCAGAACTCCAACGTCATTCATAATCATGTGACTTGATACCTCACTTGTCCAGACCGATAGGTGTCTTGACGATCCTTGCCATCGCCAAGTTTCTTGAGCAACACCATAGCCTCTTCATACCGCTTCGTGTACAGCGCAATCATGTCGGTTTCACCCTTCATGAACGTGTACCCTTCAATCAGTGATCCGTAAAGCAAGGTGCTGTCAAAGTGATCACCCAGCCACGTCGTGTTCGCGGTCACGATCGATTCTGGGTAATAGTAGTAGTGCATCTCCATACTGTACGAAGCATCGGGCGTCGGACCCAGGATCATCGTATCGTTGTCAAAGATGGCATAGTGCGTCGGCTCCCCAGTGTCAGACGGACTGGGGAACGATTCACGGATGTATTCAACATCTTTGTTCAACAGGAAATGCTGAGAACCATCAGCTCGAATGATCGACAACGAGAACATAGCCAGCCAGTCAGACGGCATGGCAAGGTACTTGTTACTGATCGTACAGTTGCCTGTCACGTTCTTCCGAAGCGCCGGAAGCTGGACCGTGTTATAGATCCGCTGTTCGGCCTGCTTGATAAACGTGTTGATCTGCTCAGTTGACGAAAAGGTCACCGTCCCGGTTTCAGCCGAATCCGTCCAGGTGGTACTTGGGAAGTCATTCTCCAGGTACCCTTTAATCGTCTCAAAGAGCGTCGCGTAGTTCACGTTCAACCCATCTTGGTCGAGCTGCTGTTCCCACGAGTCGTGTTCTTCGTCCCACGGGTACGCAAGGTTTGAGTATTAGCAATGGCATTCGGATAGCCATTCTTACCCATCGTATCGGTGTACTGACGGGGCTGAGTGTACTTCCCAATCGGATCTTTAGTATCCACCGGGAAGAAATGGCACTGATCGTTAGCCTTGCTCATGATCCACTCCGCTGGTTCATGACACGAGCCATGTTGCGACCGTACTGCTTGCGCTGGGCGTTCGTCACACCACCCTTGGCGTACTTGTGCATCCGCTTCTCATGACCGGCAACCTCGGCCTTGGCGATCTTCTTCACCTGCTTAACGTCACCGCCTGACATGTACTTCTTCATGATCACTCCTAACTGACCGTAATGGTCACGGTTCCCACTGAACCTTGTGCTTGGAGATTATCCTCCAAACCCACAAGTTGCAACGGATTGTTTAGACCCACAGGATTCCATCCCCACTGAATAATCCTGCTACCACCCTCCGGTGTACCAAACGCCTCTGTACTGGTCGTCGGTGCTGTCAATGGATCAGTCTGCAATCCATTCAATCCAGAGGTGATGTAGCTGTTATCCGGCCGAGGATTCCTCAACGCCTGCGGATCATCTACCGGATACATCCCCAACTGAAGCTGCGGCTGATCAGGCTCCCAACAGGTTGGACACACCAACAAGTTCACGTTCTTGGTCTTAATGACCAGTTGTTTCAACTCTTTCAGCTTGTAGCGGAAATTGCAACGATCGCATTGAGCGATGGCCCAGCGCCCTGACGCAAACCTATTAGGCATTTACGTCTCCTGCGTTCTCCGGGTACAAGAGTACGTATTGCTCCTTCCAGTTGTCTG